TTCTTTTTTAATTCTTCTGCTTTCGCTTTCAGTCCTTTCATTTCGTCCTCGCTTGGTGGTCTTCTTTCGCATTGGAAGATATAACATAAATTCATTTTACAATGGCACCGCGATTGCCATATAACTAATAATAATGACCCGACTGCTCCTAATATTAAAACAACTGCTCCTGCCAATTGATCGACAGAATAATCTTGGAGTTCTCCTTCTTTTTCACTCATTTATTCTATGAGAGATTAAATCTCTTTTTATACGATTTTAAATTCTCTCTCATTGAAGTGCTTTCACCCCATAACAGATAATACGATAAAAATCCTGCTCTCATATAATCTCCAGTTGATAAATCCTTCTGGTGTCGATCTCTATATCTCTTGCGTTGTTGTTTATCCTTTTTAATTGTGTAATCGTCCATTCCAGCACTCCCGAAATGTGTTGTTTTATTTCTCCCATTATCTCTGGTGAATATCGCCATATATTTCTTCCCTGCCTTCGTTGATTTTCTAACAATCATTTTAACCATTTACATATAATTATATTTTTTAAAATTACACCTAAAAAAAAATGTTATATAGAATATAAATATGAGTGTCCCAAGTAATCAGCATTTAGAAATCGTGCCTTCCAATATTACGAGTAATGGTAAATTATCGTATAAGAATGGCCAACCGACAATTCAACTATTAATCGGAGCGCAGGATCGTTATATCGTTCCAGGCTCCGTTCGCTTAGTCGGCGAAATTCAGATTAAGAAAGACGCCAATAATACTCCTGTTGTTGGAGACGGCGTTCGTATGAATGAGCGCCTTGGTGTTTATTCAATTATTGATACTCTGTCGATATTCTCTCAGAATAGCGGTCAGACAATGGAAACAATTAATCACCACAATCGTATGATGTCCAGTTATTTATCTGTCACTCAATCGCAGGCAGATTTCGCTTGCCACGCATATGAGACTTCACTTCGCTTCCCCAATTTCGCAGGTCAGGAGTTAGGAGTTGTCACGAATACTCAGGCGAAGACAACCAGTGATTCTCCGAATTCATTCTGTATTCCGCTTGTTTCAGGATTATTTATGGGGACGGACCCGATTCCCCTTTCTAATCAGTGGGGTGTTGGTGGATTAAATGTTGAGATTCAACTTTCACCAGATCAGCAGGTTCTATTCTCCTCGGACAATACTTCTGCCAACCTTCTCAATGCTTTCTATGAATTATCCAATGTTCGTCTAATCTGTGAAGTCCAGAGTCCTTCTCAGGACCAACTCGCTCAGATTCAATCGCAGACAACCAACACCTTCACCTACAATTCTATTTCGTCTTATTACAACACTATTAATTCTCACAATGCTACCCTGAATTTCAACCTTGGTCTGAAGTCTGTTCTTGGAGCATTTATGAATGTTGTTCCTTCTGCTCACATTAATTCATTCACCCGAGACGGCCTGGCAACTCTTCCTTTCACGAATACGGATGGAAAGGTCGCGAATGTTGATCAGGCAGTATTCACTCGTGCTGGTGAGCGATTTCCATTAGAATATAATATTGATACTCTCCAGAAGCAACCCGCCGAATCGGGCAATACGACTGCCGACGCTCAACTTGTTCGCAATTATATGGACGCAGTTATGGGTTTCTCTAAAATTAATCGCTCTTCGGTTGATAGTTCAGTATATCGCAACTTTGATTGTGGCACGGATTATGCTAAGTGTAAGGAGATTATTAAGGGAGGCAGTGCTTGGGGTCTTGGTGTTTCTTATGACCAGATTTCCAATTCTGGAGTTGATTTCAGTGCTTCTCCATTCGGTGTTCAACTTCAGCTTGGTCTAACCAGCGACCACCCGAATGCCGTATTCTTATATGTCCATTCGCAGCAGACGGTCGTTTCGGCACAGGGTTCGATCCAGATTATGAAATAAATCATTAAGTAAGTAAATAATACAATCCTCGTATTTTTTTGTATTAAGAAGTAAAAACTATTTTATAAACAATTATAAATGATATTAGAATTAATAGCATTTATGGTGAAGTCTCCTTATGATCCTTATGGTTGTTGTGCTTCTTGCGGATATACTTGGTGCGAAACACTCCAAGAATGCGTGAGAATATGGGAAACATATTGTGCCTCAATTGAAAACGGACATTAATCAATATTTAAAGATTAATCATATATCTATAATTAATGATAATGGATAAATTGGAATATGTTGGTTTTGATTACCTGAAAGGAACTGCTTATGAAGAAGATTTTAAAGTATTTCCCGACCATAGTATATATGACATTAAGAATGATTGTTGGGTGACGGCAACTCAAGGATTATTTGAGTTTCATTATATTTATAAAATCACCGATCTAAATAATAAATTATATATTGGAGAAACTCGTTTAGATTTAGAATTCAGGCACCGCCTTCATAAGTCGGAGCCGTGTAAGTGTGCTGCTAAAGAATTAGATTTAGAGCATAGTGATATTGAATTATGGTGTATTTGTTTCAGGCACGAAGCGACTAAACTGGAACAATTATTTATCGCACAACACCCTGAATGTGTTAATTATAATAAGGGACACAATACTCCTAATTTCATTAAATCTCAATTGAATCGTTTAGCGAATCATAAATATAGGGACGGAAAAAAGGACGATATTAATCTCCAAGTATTTACTTCCCGATTATTTCAGAAGAATTAATATTTTAAAATAACTTCTTTTTTTTTATATTTCCATAATCATAATATGGAAACCTCAACCGCACCCGCAACACCTCAGGCATCGCAGATTCCTGATCTCGTTAAAATTGGCGCTGTTTCAACCGACACAGCTATTAATGTTCAGACTGATATTCTCGACCCAGTTATTTTCAGCGATAGAGAATGTCGTTTCGTTTTAGAGAATAAAGGTCTTCTTCACAGCAATTCTCGCATTACATTCTCCTCTGCTGGTGATTGTGTTCAGAATGCTTCCAAGGAAGTCACCCGAGCATTCTATCCTGCGAATATTGGAGTTCATTCAGTTATTCAGCGTGCTTCTCTTCGTGTTGGCACCAAGACTATTTGTGAAATTGAAGACTACGGACATTTCGCCGCATATGAAACCACCTTCCTTCCTCCTGACGCAATCAAGGAAAGAGAGCAGGTTATGAGCGGACGATTCCTTAGCATTGAACCTAAATTCGTCAGTCGTGCTAAAAAGTTTTCGTTAGGCGGCACTGCCACGAATAATGTTGAATCTATAAAAGAAGCGAAATCTATCGGAGTTGATAATGGTCGCGATTCAAGTCTTCAAGACCCTTCGGCAGGTTTCTTCAATCGGTTGCTGAATGCTTCTGACCCAGCACCGACTGGAGTTGTTTGGGATTGGCAGAATGAAATCAGAAAACCTCAGTTCTCTGTTCTCCTTGCTGATCTCTTCCCATTCCTGAAATTGAATCAGTTGCCATTATATATGATGTCCGAGCAGGTTTCTATTCACCTTACTTTCGCCCCGAAACAGGCGGACGGGACGACTTCTTCGGCGCGTGTTTCTCACAATGCGGGACAGGTTCCGCAGAAGGATTTAACTCTGACGAGACCTGATTGCCAGTTGGTCGCTGATTATATTTTTTATCCACAGGAAATGATGGAGCAATATCGTCAGGCGAATGCCACAATGTCATTCAATTATGTTGATTATCAGTTTATGAAGCGCTCGGTTTCTGACGCAGAATTTCAAGGTGGATTAATCCAGAATCTCGGTGGCGCTGGACGAATTATTAATAAGGTTTTCGTTTCTGCTGTTCCCGACGGCACAACTTCTAATAATTTAATGAATCAATATATCGCCGACGGCCCGACTATCACAACGACTTCCACGGGCAAGGTGACGACTAATCTAAAATATAATGATAATTTCCTTTATCCGATTGACGTGAGCAATGACGCTCGCCATTATCATAATGTTTTCCAATCGGAGGGTCGTGTGCCTTATATCTCTCGTGATTTATATCGCGGCGAGGGTCAGTTGGCCTCAGACCCAACTCTGACTCCTGGTTCGGAATCATTTGAGGGACACCATATGGAGGACGTTGTTCGCCAGAAATGTTTTTATACTTCATATCGCCTGAATAAGGGTGAGCGTGTCAATTCTCGTGGTATTGAGTTATTTGATACTCGCAACCCAATGGCGAGTGGAAGCACAATCAGGGCATATCTCCAAGTTGTTAAAATGGCAAGTCTTCGGGACGGAGTTATGGAAATCGCTTTCGCTTAATTCTTAATTTAAATCAATAACTATATTTTTAATTTATTACTCATAAATAAATGAGTGGATACACGAGAACAACAATCATTGAGTGTGCTCGATCTCAGAGCGAAGAAGCACAGAATCACAATGAAGAAAATCCAGCACAATGGACGAATAGAGTTGGCACAGGATTCCAATTAAAAAGTGGAGATACAATTTCAGTTCATTCTTCATTTGTTTCAGAGATTGGCGCACAAGGTGGAGAGATTCAGATAAAGGGTGAAGAGTTAGGAAAAGAAGTTGAAGTTGAACATATTAATTCAACGAAAATATTATTCAATAAATCTACTCCTGAAAAATTTCAACTTGAGAATGCTTCCTTAGTTAAGAAAAATATCGCATTAAGGGACGACACATTGAATTTAGTTGTTTCTCCTTATAAAGCAGCCAATGGAGAAAACTACGCATTTCTTCCGAGAATGTGGATTGGAATGAAAACTGGAACAGGAAGCACCGCCTGGGAGTCCTATGATATGATTCCTCATACTGCGCCATCTCCTTATTTAGGTGGAGCATTACACAATAGGCCCCCATTGAATATGTGTTTAGCAGACGTTGAAAACAGGCAAGCGGGGAGGGGTGATACTATAACGACCAAGGTTGCTGGATTAAATGACGGATCACGATATACTATATTCAAGGCGAAACAGACTTTATTCGCAAGTCCTTCGGCAGAAGTTTCAGTGGTGGGTCAAGCGTCCAATGGGTCAAGTTATATCACTTTAAAACACGGATCAACGACTTCTTCTCTCCTTAAAACAATGGAAATTGTGGTCCAGAGTCCAACGACTCCATTCGCCGCAGGCACAACAATCCTTTCAATCGTAAGCGATAATGTTATAGAACTTAGCGCGAATGCGACTGCCGATACTGATTCACACAATAGATTTAGTTTTCAATTACCCGCCAACAAGCGAGACCAATTTCTTCCTCCAACTACTGCCAATGATCCCGACCTTAGTGCTGAGCAATGTTTAGCGTTAAGAGACCCCGCAATTCTCGGCGAATATATTCAAGTGAAGGATTTGATCGAATTAAAGGTGAATCCTGGATATAATTCTCCGACGGATGTCGCGGTTCAATTAACCGAAGAAATCAATGAAAGGACTGATATTGACTTTCTCAGTTATGATTTAACATTGGGCGGGAAGTCTGCTTCTAATCAGACATTAACTTTCAAGACTGAGAGTCCAGCATATAAACATTATCATTGTGGGACTGCGACTGGATATAATGCTTCAACACTTGCTGAATTTATAAAAACAGACGGCAGTTGGGATTTAGATTCAGCATATCAATATCTCTCTTCTTATCAGCATATTGGAATAAAGAGACCAGAGTTATATGTTGCTGGAAAAGCATTAAACGATCAATTTGGATTTGAGACAGACGACGAGGCATTCACCCGAGAAGCCGACGCTGTTTTTAATACTTCAATTCCCTGGACGAAAGAAAATCTATTATTATTCAAGACCTTCTTTGATACTCAGTTAATCTATCCAGATTTATTTGAGGATTATACTCAGAACAATATAAGGGTCACCGCGGAAAGGACAAGAATGATTCATATGAATTTATTTGATTCAGGTCCGAATGCTCCCGACGACATAAGTATTCCAAGCGATTTCGGGACGAACATTAAAAGCAATTCAACTCCTTTATTCGGTTATGATTATTATATTTCAGCACAGAATGCTTCACAGGGTTCATTCCCATTATTTATTGATTATAATCCTGACACAGAGGGATTCACCGAAAATGATTGTGGATTTGTTGATTATGGAAAAGGGTTTGGATCGACAATTGGAATGCTTCCTGATTACGACGATTTAGCATATGGATTTGGACGACGAATTAGGAGAGAGAATCCATTTACTGGTGAAGTTAAATACTATATTGGATTTCAATTCACTCAGACTGGAAATCAGATTCCCAATCATTTCTTTCACCCCAATAGCAAGGATGGAAACGAAAGGCAGATTGGAACTGCTGGTGGTCGTATATTTGGATTTGATTATCATTTCTCTGCTTATGGAACAATGGCAATGGTTTTATATAATGGAAACACAGACGACCAAGGGAGAAATATTGGTTCGCAATCCGCCAAGCAATTCTCTCTTTTTCAGAATCCGAGTCACGGAACGGAGAGACTTGATAAATATCAATTCGGTATTTATTTAGGAGCAGATTCTGCTTTTATCAATTACGATGAGACTCAACAGAGATTTCAACTTGAGGATTTACATACTGCTGAAAGGATAAATCAAGTGACGAATGCTGGTGCTTATATTTCAGACGGAACTGCTGTTCCAACTAATCCTAATGCTGATAAACAATGCTATAAAATCAATAAAACAATGTTTCAGCATAATTATTCTCCCGAAATTGCCCCTTACAATAGCGCATTCAATGCTTGTCTGACAGGAATGGGAACGCCTCTGCTCCTTTCAGCAATCAATGATAATATAAAACCATATTCCATTATGGATTGTCATAGTGGATTATTCATTGAGGATTGGATTGTGCCCGAGGATTATTGGGATAGTAGTTTAGCGGGAATAATGGGTTTTAGATATAGTCAATTCCATAATCCTAATTCAACTTCTTCAAGGCAAGTAAGGATAAAGGCACACGGGGCCAATGCTGATTTAAATAATGTGAATGTGATCACAACCAATGCCAAGGTTAATGAGGGAGATTTACTGGATTATTCTAAAATGCTATGGGGTCCAGGTAATTTTCAGATTACGAATTTAGTTGGGAAACAACCAATTTCAACCAACCCCGACGCCACGGAACGAGCGGCAGCGCAGTCAAGAAGCATATTGCCTGTCATAACTGAATCTCCTGTTGATAGTGTTAAAATAACTGCGAAGAGATTACCTACTAAAACTCTAAGACCATATTATACAATCCGAAGTGATATAATAGAAGAGAATGGATATTTGGGTGGAGCAAGGAGTGGAATTACTCTTCCAATTGTTTCAGTGACTAATAAAGCGAATCCATATGGTGATTTCTTAAATGGAATGGGTGGAGATATTATATTCACGAATACTATCGACAGAGTATTAACGAGCATAAGGTGTTCTATTCACGAACCCAGTGGGAAGTTGGCTCGTTGCGATTTGAATTCCGCAGTAATATTTAAAATAAATCAACAGATAAATGCTGATTTAAATTTGGTTGATACATTATTACAGAGTAAAAATAAACAAGACCAAGCGACGGCAGAATTGGCGGAAGGAGGTCCTGACTATTCTAAGGTTGATTATTCAGACGCATTAATATTTTAAAATTATGAATATAAAAATAATATTTGTTAAAGTATAAAATGGACGACCGATATGAAGCACTCTGTGAGATTGGTGATTTAGTAATTGCTGGAGGACGATATGATTTAGTTGAAACTTATTATCAATTGCTTTGCGAGCATTATCCACCCGAGATATTCGCTGCTCTTGCTACGGGTAAAGAAAGCAGTGAGAGTGAAAGTGAAGAAGAGGATATAGTTGAATCGGTGACTCACGAATCACCTGTTTGGGCCGAACCCGAACCCGAACCCGAACCTGAGTTGAAGGAGTGTAAGGAAATCGTGGGTGGAGACGCAGAAGAAGAAAAGGACGATAAATTAGAAGACCATGCTGATTATGACAGCGACGATCAAGATTCCGAAGAGGAGGGGTATGATTCTGATTTAACCGACGAGAGCATTGACGTTGCCCGAGACGCCCAGGGTTTCCTTTCTCTTGCTTGAATTCATAATTAATAAACCTTCATTCACTCCGTCCTCTTCTATTTGTTTAAACCTTATCAATATCATAATAGCAATTAAAATTGTGTCCCAATCGTCGGGCATTGGTTCTCTTATTGTATTCTTATATCTAACTAACTTTATAAATTCAATATTGAATTTAATCATTGATTGAATTGAATATCCTTTTTCCAATCCTTCTCTAATAAAAATTTCAACCCTGTCTCTATATGTTTCAATTGTTTTATTCTTAGTCAGTGGCCTGGTGACGATTAACCTTCCTTTATAATATCCACTTACAGATCCCGAGTTAATATATTTAACCATTATTACACAATGAATATTATTCATATATGTTTAAATATTATATGATTCATAGAATTATACAATTCTCGTATTTATTTGTATTAATAGAAAAAAAGTGTCATAAAAAATATTATGCTATATAGTATAATTAAATTGATACAATATTTTACGAGGTTTGGATTAATATCCAACTTACCAATCCTAATGCCGTCGTCCAATTGATTTCATACTGAGACTCTTCGCGTCCGATTTCCCTGTCGGGCACACAATCCCTCCATTCTCCTCCATCCAATTCTGGAGCAATTTCGTGGTGGAGTGATTCACTCCGTCCAACTTAATGTTGCTCTTATTTTTCTCGGCGACCATTTTCAATGTCGTTCCGAAATCTTCGGTCAATTGCTGGATAATGATTCCCTCCGTATTAAAATCCTTCTTCCATTTTTCATTCTCCTTCTTCAATTTTTCATTCTCCTTCTTCAGGTCCTCGATCTCAACCTCCTGAAATGACAATAGATTACCGCTGACTGCTTGATTGTATTTCGCTTTCAGCTTATCGTATTTGTCTTGGAGGTCGGTCCCCGAAAGACTTTCAGAATATAGACGTCTCAACTTCTCATTCTCCGATTCAAGTTTCTTCACCTTTTCATTCCCATGGATTATCTCGGTGAAGTCTTCCAGTTTTATCGCCTGCCCCGTTTCGGGGTCTTGGAAATGCTTGAGAGCGACCCTCCACTCGCTATATTCTTCCAACATTTTATTAAGGTATTCACAGCGTTTATAGAAATGCGTGTGCCAATCCATACTTAAAATCTCCGTCTCTGGGAGACATATCAACTCGGAAACCTGCTTGAAAAACAATGCCGACTTGTCATTCACCTTCCTGAATGTTTTCGCGTCATTCTTGGCAGATTTAAAGTTTCGCTTAACCTCCTTGACCTGCTCCTCCAACTGACGAATTCGGTTAGTCAATTGGACGACAATCTCCGAGTCAGCCTCCGACGAAACGACTTCCGCCGCCACCACAATCGGCGGGGCGTCCGTCACGAGTTGTGCTGGGACCGCCGTATCGCGTTGTTGATTGCGACGACGATTGGCGACCCGAGAATTGCCCCGATTGCGGACTCCGTTCGGCATTCTGGACTTGCCCCTTTTTTCGGTGGATCTATTTTTCGGGAGTTGCCCCTGTTTTTTTAATGAGGCAATCTTCTTACAAACTATCAAATTTTCTCGTTCGCGAATTCAATGTCAAGTCAGTCGGAAGATTGCCCCTGTTTTTTCTAATGGGGCAATTCTTCTACCAACTATCGAATTTTTTAGTTCGCGGTTTCTCCGTCAAGTCAGTCGGAAGATTGCCCCTAAAATTAGACCCAATCTGCCCCTAAAATTAGATCTCACTTGCCAGACAATTCGCGAACTAAAAAATTCGATAGTTGGTAGAAGAATTCTCCCATACTAAAAAAAAGGGGCAAGTCCAGAAAAGGGGCAAGTCTAATCTCTCACAAGTCATTGAATTCGCGAACAAGAAAATTTGATAGTTTGTTAGAAGTCTATCGCATACTAAAAAAAGGGGCAAGTCCAGAAAAGGGGCAAGTCAATCTAACAGAAAAAAGGGGCAATGTCCAACACTTTCGCCAGCGCAATCGCCGACCTGAAACTGGTTCTACCTGCCGATAAAATCGCGAAGTTGGAACTGCTGGACGACTATGACCTAATCGCTCCAATGCTCGCCAAGCACAAGAAGGCGATTCAGCGAATCAAGTCAGCACCCAAGCAGGAACCGCTGGAGAAGCGTCAGGCGAAAGCGTGGGAGGACTATCTCGCTAAATCTCCCAGCGACGATTTCAAGAGCGAGCACCACGAACAACTGCGATTGGCTTTCAAGGCGAATAAGGTCAAGGACACTGCTTCATTCGGCACCGACAAGAATGGCAATCCATATATCAAGGTGACGAATCCAATGCTGATTGAACTCTATATGAAAATGGTGGTTTCAGCGAAAGAGGTCGCTCATAAATCGGTCAGTGTGAAGAAGGTCTCGGGCAATCGCAGAGAGCGCAAGTCTCGTGGCGAATACACGATTGAATATACCAACACACCCGACAATCCCGAGGGGGCAGACAACGAATTCTACTTCACTGCCGACAAGGACATTGAACCCTTTAAACGGGACGGGAAGATTGCTGACGACATTAATGGCGGAAAGCCTATCAAGAAAGTCACCTATAAGGCAGTCCGTCGGGAGGAGGATTTCATTGTCGGAAAGAAATACAATGTGTGCCAAGGTGCGGTCCAATGGGAGCGTGCTATGGGGTCTAAGCATATCAAGGCAGAGGGTCTATCCCACGCAACCTTTCGCCTTCAATGTGGGGCATTGAAGGACAACAACGACCCGACGAAATATTGCGACCGCTGTCAGCGAAAGAAGAGTGGAGTTGAGAACT